CCTTTAGCAAGTACTTTTAGTGTAACTTCAGAATCCAAATGGGAGGAACGTGGGATCTATGGAAAAGAACCCCATCCTAAATCTGTTGTGACTTATGAAGAACAAAATGCTATGGAATACTATGGCTCTACCAGCAATCCAATGATGAATCAAGTGAGCAAGCTTAAAGTTACTCCTTTCTTTATGTCTATTGACAATGTTTTTGAGTCAGTTCTTTATCACACTTCCAAAGTACAATATGGGCCACCCCTTATGAAACCGGAAGGATCAGGAGCAAAGTTTGTTTCACCTTATAACATAGCCTTTCGCAAATGGGCTAAACCCAAGAAGTCCTTGGATAAAAATGTATTAGATAAAGCTATAAAGATGGTAACAGAACACATAGTTACAGGTTTGAAAGCTAGAAAGGTCCCAAATGTACAACCTTTAGATATTGTAACTGCTATTAATGGAGACGCCCAAGATGATTTCTTACGAAGAATGGACATGTCTAAATCTGCCGGTTGGGGGACCCCTGGCCTTAAAAGTGATTACGTCAATCGCGTTGAGAAAGATGGAGTTGTTACTGATACTTTAAAGCCTATTATTCTGGAGCATATACTCGAAATTATTGAGTGTTATCTATCAGGAGAAAGGTATGGATCCGTGTACAGTGCAAATCTGAAAGACGAGGCTAGGCCATTTGAGAAACGAGAGAGGACTCGTGTGTTTTTTGCTTCTTCCATGCCGTTTTTAATTGTTCAACGCATGTTTCTTGGTCCGCTGTATATGTGGATGATAGAGCATTGCGATGCTTTTGGAACAGCAATTGGTATTGACATGCATAGACAAAGTCATCTTTTGTATTCTGAGATTGTGGAGTTTTCGAAATTAATTCTCGAAGGCGATTATGGTGGATATGATACTAGCATGCCATTTGGAATTGGACAAGGAGCTAACACTATCGCTCTCTCTATTCTAGCCGAATTTGGATATGATGATTCACAGCTGATGATTGCTACAGGAATTTTGGCAGATGGACTGTTTCCCATCGTTGAGATGTTGGGAGAAATGCTCGTTATTCCAGGACTACAACCGTCAGGCAAGTTCGCTACAGCAGAGGACAATTCAATTAGGAATCTTTTGATTCAGGTATATGTATGGTTATCAATACCATCTTTGGCTGATAAAAACTATTTCGAATATTGCTATCCTGTGTGCTATGGAGATG